CAAAAATGGAGAAGTATTAATCAAAGGGGATATGACTTTTATCTTAATGACCAGTTAACAGCTCAGGAAAAAGATGATTTACAAGAAGCTGGGATGCCTGATTTTATTATTAATAGGATAACTCCTGCTGTTGAGATGATGAAGTTCTTTGTAACTGCAAATAGCCCGAGGTGGCAGGCTGTAGGAACTGAAGGTTCTGATGTTGATATAGCGGCTGTTCACTCTGATATAGCTTCTTATTGTTGGTATATATCAAATGGTAAGTCTCTGTTTTCACAAGTAGTCCAAGATTCCTTTACTAAAGGTATTGGATATATGATGGTTGATATTGATGCTGATAAAGATAGAGGTATGGGAGAAGTTGTTTTTAAACGTATTGAACCTTTTGATGTATATGTTGATCCTATGAGTCGTGATTTTCTATTTAGGGACGCGTCTTATATTGTAGTAAAGAAAGATTTACCTAAGAATCATTTAATCAATCTACTCCCAGATCATAAAGCTAAGATAAAGAAATCTTCAGGGTCAGTTAACCAATTTGGTTCTGCTAGTTTAAGGGATATTGCGTCATCTGAAAGTGTTCAGTTTGAAGATATGGGTTCAAGAGCTTATTTATCTGATGGTAAAGATGATGATATAATAGATTTTTATGAATTGTATTCAAGAGAAAAACTACCATTTTATAATATATTTATGAAAGTTCCTCCAAGTCCTGAGGAAATGGATCGTATCAATGGTATGGTCGAGGAAAGAATGGACTCTATTGTAAAAGAATTAACTGTTGCAGCCGAGGAAAAAGAACTTGGGATTAGAATGGCCTTAGATAATGGTGAGATTATTGAGTCGAGGGCTATGCTTGAATTAGAGAAACTTCAGAAAGAAACTCAGCAAGCAATAGAATCTCAGCAAGCAGCTATGGAAGCTCAGGTTACTGAGGAAGTATCTAAAGTTGAGAATAAGGTTGTTAGTGAGGATGAGTATAAAACTCTTATAAATAATGAAGATTTTGCAGCTGCGGTTGTTGATTTAGTAAAATTTCATGATACAAGAGTAAAGGTTACTTGTGTTGTAGGGGATACTTTATTGTATGAGCATTATTTAGCTAATACTGATTATCCAATAGTTCCATTCCCATATACTTATACAGGGACTCCATATGCTATGAGTGCAGTTACTCCTCTTGTAGGTAAACAGCAAGAAATAAATAAATCTCATCAGATAATGCTTCATAATGCTAATTTAAGTTCTAATCTAAGATGGCTTTATGAGGAAGGATCAGTACCTGAGGATGAATGGGAGAAATATTCATCTTCACCAGGTGCTTTATTAAAATTTAGACAAGGATTTACTCCTCCAACTCCAGTACAACCTTTGCCTCTTAACTCAGCTTTCTTTAGTATAACTCAACAGGGAAAACAAGATATAGAATATATATCAGGAATACCAGGGGCTATGCAAGGTGTAGAATCTGAAAAGCATGAAACATATAGAGGAATGCTCGCTTTAGATGAGTATGGTACTAGGAGAATAAAAGCTTGGAGTCAGACTATAATGGAACCTGCGTTAGAACATTTAGGTAAAATCTTTATGGAAACAGCTCAGAATACATATACGGCTCACAAAGTATTTAGGATAGTTCAGCCTGAAGCAGGCGGACATGGTGAAAAGAATATTGAAATTAACGTTCCTATATATAATGATTTTGGTGATGTAATGAATAGGTGGAATGACTATGCTTCAAGTAAATTTGATGTAAGATATGTTGGAGGTTCTACACAACCAGTTAACAGATGGGCCTTGATTGAAGAATACTTTAGGTGGTTCCAATCAGGTCTTATTGATGATATAGCAATGTTAGCTGAAACAGATATAAGAAATAAAGAGCAGATTATACGTAGGAAAAGTGTATATGCTCAACTTAAGCAGCAACTAGAGGAAATTACTGAAGAGCTGAAAGATCGTGATGGTACTATTGAGACACTGTCAAGACAAGTTGTCCAAGCTGGAATAAAAGATAAAGTTAGAACAGCTGATACTGAAGTGAGGAAAGATGTACTTGAGACTGAAGCTCAGCAAAAGTATTTACGTAGCTTAATGAAAAATGAATCAAAAACAACAGAAAATACTAGTTGAAAGGTATAACTAAACGCAGTTAAATTAATGGAGGTACATTATGGCACTGCAACAAGAGCAAAACGATAACCTGTTAGAAGATAACAGCTCCGAAACTCAAGAAATGTCTTCATCTGAATTCTTTAATGAGTTAGATAGACAAGTCAATGGTGCTGTACTAGACAGTGTTGGGGAGACCGTCCAACGCGACAGCGTAACGGCTAGCGATAGCCCTCGCGAAGAATCAGTCGATAAACAAGGTCACAATTACGAAAAAAGGTATAAGGATTCAAGCAGAGAGGCCACGAAGCTGAAAGGCAGACTGGATGAACTTGAGCCTTATACGCCTATCTTAGATGACATGAGAGAAGACCCTAATTTAATATCTCATATTAAGGGATATTATGAGGGCGGAGGTTCAACACCTGGAAATCTCAAGGAAAGACTAGGACTAGACGAAGACTTCGTCTTTGATTATGACGAAGCTGTTGATAATCCCGATTCTGACTCAGGAAAGTTATTGAATTCCACCATTGATGGTGTAGTGCAAAAACGTCTTGGTCAGTTTGCCGAGAAGTCAAAAGAAGAAAGTCAACGCATTTCTGCGGAACAGGACTTTCGTAGTAGACATCAACTAAGCGATGATCAGTTTCAACAAGTTGTGCAATTTGCACAATCGAGGCCTCTAACTTACGATGATATTTATTACTTGATGAATAAAGGCAAGAAGGATAATAAAATAGCTCAGAATACAAAAGGCGAGATGATGGATCAAATGAAGAAAGTTCGTGAAAAACCTTCTTCAGCAGCTTCATCAGGCTCTAGTGGTAGTTCATCTCCTGGGTCGAATGACGACCGAGTGTTTAACTCACTCATAGATATAGATAAGGAAATGGAACAGGCTTTTAGTTTATAATAATTAAAAGTCTTAATTGTTAACTTAAAGGTAAATAAATGTCTGATATTTTTACACTTGGAACCTATTCTGATGTTGCGTCTTGGTCTGATGGTACATCTAAAGATACTGGTGATCTTAGGCGAAGGTATAATTTTGGAGACCGTGTCTCTGAATTAGCCATCGCACAGGACCCTTTCTTTAGATTCGTATCTAAAATAGCTAAGAAGCCAACTGACGATCCAGAGTTCAAGTTTACTGAAAGACGACCTTCTTACCATAAACGTTATGCTTACGTCTCAGGTTGGATCGAAAATGATAATACAGATGTATTAGGTGGCACCGGTGGTGACGCTGATTTTACTATGTATAATGATGGTGGCACTCCTGCCGCTGCTTCAACTGGAGATATTTTCAAGGTTTATATGTCAACTGACTATGAATCTGCTGGGAATATGCAAAACGTTCAGGGACAATCAACAGGCAAAATCGACGTTGGTGCCTCAGGTACAAGACCCGCTTTCTTCTTACCAGATCAGGTAATTAGAGTGCCGTTGTCAAGTACTGATGGTGGTGGAGCTTCGGCTGCCGCTGCTGGAGGATATATCCTTGGTCGAATTAAAACTGTAACAGGTTCTCTTACTAAAGATAGTAGGGAATGTGTACTGTTAGAGTGCGAAGTTGTAAAAGCAGCCGCAAGTGGTTATGTCTACTTAGCTGGCTGGACTAGTGACGACGTCGGCTGGGGTAAAGCCACAGACGATGCAGCTGTTCACGACCAAAGCATTTCTGATACATTAGAACTATTTAGAACTTACGTTGTAGGTAGTGCTCATGGCCAAGGTACTGGATACCCTGAAACTTGGAAAGATCAACCTTTTACGACTGGTTTTGGCCTGACTCAGATTTTCAAAACTGCTATAGCTATGGATAACACGACTCGTGCTACCGTACTAAAGTATGAACCGAATGAGTTCGCTCGAATTTGGCGTGAAAAGCTGATTGAACACAAGTGGGATATTGAAACTGCTTTATTATTTGGCTCACAAGCCTCTGTAAGCGATGTTCAATATACTCAAGGAGCAATTGATTTCGTTTCCAGTTATGGAAATGTTTTCTCATTGACACATGCTACTAAGACTCAAGATGATTTTCTTGATGATTTAAGCAAATTCCTTGATCCTCGTTACAACAATGCTAACGCTACTGTATTCTTCTGTGATACTGCAACTTATAATTGGTTGCATAAGCTCAGTGGATATATGGCTAACAATCTTGGTATGATTGGACCTGGAAATTCAGCTCCTGATGATGCTGGTTACGGTAGAGCTAATATGGCTTTAACTGGTAAAACCAAAGCATTTGGTGTTGATATTAACGTTATTAGTACTCCTTATGGTGACATGAGAGTTGTACGTAATATTCACTTAGATAAGTCCTCGATTAAACTTATTGGAGTCAACATGAGATACTGTGCATACAGACCTCTTGTTGGTAACGGTTTAAATCGTGATACTTCTATCTATGTTGGAGTTCAAACGCTTGAGAATAGTGGCGTTGACCGCAGAGTTGACCTAATCCAGACTGAAGCTGGGATGGAATGGCAAATGCCTGAAGCCCACGCTTATTGGTCTTAATAGGAGCTATAGATAATGGCTAATCCTATGTATGGTCAAAACAAAGCGGACAATGCGATTGATCGTGGGAAAAGTAGTGCTATCATATTGGATGCTGCAACAACGTTGACTGCATCTCAATCAGGTACTACTGTTCTTATGAACGTTGCAAACGTTGAGCTAACGTTGCCTTCTGCTGAAGCTGGGCTACAATTTAGAGTTATAATTGGCATCGACGCTACAGCTGGAATGACAGTGGTAGCCGCTAGTGGAGAGTGTTTCTTTGGTCAAGTCAGGTTGATTTCAACCACTGAAGACCAATCAGAAATTCAAGACGTCCCCTATGCGACTGCTGTTGCAACCCCAGGTAGCTATGATAACTTTGACTTTGTAAGTAATAGCGCGACTCTTGGCGGAACATCTGGTGACTACGTTGTGTTTACAGCTGTTGACGATAAAGCTTGGTGTGCAAGTTGTGTATTAACAACTGTTCATGCAAACCCAGCTAGTGTTGCAGTGATTAACGCAGGTTAGTGAAGTTCGTTAAAATCTGAAAATCGTGAGGTAATAGCACGGTATAAAGATTCAAGTATAGGGAGGCTCGATACTTCCCTATACTACTATTTTAAATACTTGTCAGGGGGAGAAACTGCTTTTATTTTCCTCCTTTTTTATGAAGGTGGTTACTCTTCCCTGACTTTTGAACTGGAATAAATATGGCAACAACAGACATATCAACTGAAATAGTATCAATCACAGGTGTAGCTGCTCACGGAGCTTCTGATGAGTTCATTGTATCTGCACAGAAGTTTGTAGTGGCAAGTGTCCCTAAAGAATTATTACCATTTGCGGTGAATAGGTCTTCGTCATCTAATGATGGAAGTGCAATTCCTATTGAAAATGATTCTATTATAGATGTTCAAAGAAATGAATATAGTTGTAAGCAAATATCATTATCTGAGTCCAAATGGGCAAATGATACTACAAGTTTAAAGAAATCCACAGCTATAAGTCCTGTCTATTGGGTTAAGAATGATGGAGTTCAGATAGCCCCTGATACAGATGGAAGTAATCTTGGGTATGTATTTTATGTTAATTATGCTGAAGTAGATGATGAT